CATTTCAATCAAGGATACTAAAATTCTTGATTGAGCATAAAAAAGACTTGGCAGCATGAGCTACCAAGCGACATGAAAAACAAAAACATTCGGCACGTAATCGCCTAAAGTACATCTATAGTGTACCTTTATTTAGATTAAATGTCTAACGATTTATCACGAATACACAAAAAAAGGCTAGGATAACCCTAGTCTTTTATCGAATATTCTCTAAATTATTTTTAATCCATTCGAGACGGTTTTGGCGTCCTGCTGGTATCGGTCTAGGGTCTCGTGAGTAGTTCTTGAAACGCATTTGAAGCATATAGCCACCGCCACCTAACGAGCTGGATTCCAATGCAATTTCTAAATAAGCACTAGCAATCCAGTTTCCGCTTGCCGTGTACATTCTGCCAGCCCCTCCAATGATGTCATCGTGGCTATTTTCAAGCCATTTTAAGAGTTGTTGTTTTTTGAATTGATCATAATAGGCGTAAAATGGCATATTCGTTTTTAAAGAATTATCCATGTAGTAATCAATTTGAGCCTTACCAATCATGGCAAGTTCAAAATCATCAAATAGGCAATCAAGCATGGCATTCACCCGTGCTGCTCCCGTTTTTTCGATGGAAGTGTCACCGTTCTTGAATTTTTGCCAGTTTGCGTCAGTGAATTTGATGTTTGGCAATTTATAGAAGTCATTCTCGAACTTGAAATAACGTCCTACATATTCCAAGATTAACTCTTTGATGTCGTTGTTGATTTCCATTTTATTTTCTCCTTATGCTACTTCCCAGACTTTTTCAGAAATGTAGTAAGTACCAATGTTAGAACCGTCAGCTACTACTTCGATACCGTAGTAAGCACCAACTTTGTGCACTACTTCGTTGAATTTAACCACTTTAGCAGAATCAAGCACTTCAACCATTGACCATTTACCAGATTTACGCATTTTAGCTTCAACTGCTTGGAATTTAGCAAGGCTAGTGTCACTATCTTTGATAGCAGCCCATGCCATTTTCATTGCTCCTGCGATGTATTCGATAGCTTTACCACCGAATTTTTTAGCAGCTTCTTTTGCGATTCCCCAAGCGTTTGTCATAAGTTCTTTTTTCATGGTTCTTACTCCCTTTCTTTATCTTACATGTATATTATATGTCATATATGATAGTTTGTCAACGCTTTTTGATAAAGAAATTTAGGTTTTTTGCAAAATAAAAAAGCCCGACTTTATGTCGGGGCAGTTCAAGAAATTTATCGAAATGACGCCAAGCATTCCGAAATCTATGTTATCACTTATCTATGAAAATTACAAATAAAAAAGAGCTATGAGATAGCCTCGTAGCTCTTTGCCTATGATAGATAGATATATTATACCAAATAAAAAAAGCCCCAGCAAACGCTGAGGCTCGACCACTACTGCCATGATATCCCTATTGCAGTTTGAGGGGAGGTGATATACTCCTTTTCGTTATTTTAATTTTCGTGGTCTATTAATTACATATCTGTGCAATCGTCCAAATACTGGTCTTCAACCCATTGCGCACTGTCAGGGTGGTTGATTCGAGACCAGCCGTTTAGTTTTTCATATACACGTACTCGTGTGCCTGCTGGGAGGAATTCCTTGTCTTGGCTGTCAATACGAGGCCCAGCTTCAACGTAGTAGTCAGTGGTAAGAGTGCCTTCATAATAAGGCTTGTCTGACTTCTCTAAGCGGGTATTAACATCTAATTCACGCTCAAATTCGCTTTGGGCTGGTGCAGGGAGAGGTGTTCCACTCTCACGGAAGACAATTTCACGAGGACGACCGTTTAGATCCCAGATATAATTATAATCATTTTCAGTCACTCCGTCCATGCCGTAGTTGCAGTGGATAGCCGTGCTATCACTAGTCATAATCAATACGTGGCCAAACGCACCGAGCGAGCTTGAACCATCACGAGGTGCCCAAATTACCACATCTCCACGCTGGCCATCGAATGTGCCATCTACAGCGTCAAACACTTTTGCATAGCCAATTGCTGGTAGTGCTTGTTGAAGTGATTCTGTGTTGTTATTTAAGTTAATTTCGAGCGCATAGCTTACTGCTGATGAGCAGTCAAATTCAATGCGCCCATCTCCGTCAGCGTCGTTTCCGTAACGGTCACCCATGTCATAATGTACAGGGATTGATTGTAAGTGATACATGCGTGCAATGCTTGATTCAATTTTACTCATTTATTTATTCTCCTTCGATTAGTCTTGCTTTGGTTCGTGGTAGCCCAATGCTTGCTCACTGTCTCCAAGACCCTTGGTTGTTGGGTCGGTAACGATTCCGAGAATTACCAAAATCACAACGAATGTATTCACACCCTCTTGGATGTTGTGCGGGATTTCAAGCCCGAATTGTTGCAGCATCAAGAAAACCGCTGAGATAAGAGCTACTAGAGTAGCCTTGTTTTGTAAACGTAGTTTAAAATTAATCATTGTCATTTTTCTCCTTTTCTTCTTTCAGAAAGAATTTCTCTTTATCGATATTCTTTTTAACATACTTGTCAATATAAGGGATTTCAACCCCTAACGCTGATAGGCTAGCCAAAATACTAGAGCCGTAAGCTGCAATCATGGCAAAGATAAATGTGTCAACGATGCTTGTCAGATTCATGAAATTTGCAAATGGATAGAATATTGCCACAAACACAATCATCGCTGTGTGGCTGACTGCTCCTTTGCAAAATTTTGTACTCGAAAGTTCGTGGGCAGCCCAAGCCCTAGAAACACCCAAAGCGATGTCTGAGAATATGACGATGACAAGAAAGAGAACCCACGGGTGCTCATCAATACCGTGCGCATAGAAGTCTCGGACTACATCAAATAGCCCAAAAATGCCGTCTGGTTTCTGTGCCATTAATTCTCCTTCGGTTTGAATAGCCATGCTGTAGCAACCCCGTTATTTTCTAGTTTGCCACCTTTTGCGAAATCAGCGAACGGCTGATTGTCGTAAGTGAAACTTCTGTTAACTTGGATAAGTACCAGTTTGCCTTCTCCGTCCACTTCTTCGTGGTCCGAGGCTTCGATAGCAAAGATATCCCCAGCGTTGAATACATCGCCTTTTTTAGCGACTGGCAACAATTCCAGATATTGCTTGTAAATTGTGCCGTACTGGATGTTTTGGCTCATTACCGCATTGAGAATGGACACATTAGCGATTTTACGAGTTAGTTCGCCTTGTTCAGCAACTTTCTCAGCTAAATTCAAGCGGCTGTCAAGGTCTTTAATCGACTCCTCTGACTTGGCTTGATAGCGTGCCAATGCCCCTGCAGGGTCCAGTTCAGTCGCTAAAATATCCAAGATAAGCTGGATTTTAGCTTCATCCGTCTTGCTTGTGTGGTCGCCCGGCACATCACGAGTCAACCACGTCGAGCCATCTTTGGACTGGACAGCAATCCTTGTTGTTGTCGGGTTGGTCAGATAGCTTGATGTGACACTGAAATTAGATTTGTTCATCAGTCGCTCCTTTCTGTGCTACCTCATTAAAGAGGTCGTTAAGGTCTGAATCAGACGCTAGTACATTTTGATAGTGTTCTAGTTGTGATTTGACCTGCTCCAGTTCGCTAGCAGTTGACTGCAAGCGAGCCTTAAACTCGGCTTTTTCAATCGTTAAATTAGCATTCTGACTTGCGATGTCTTGAATCATTGAAGTATAAATTTGTTCGTTCATTAGTATTTCCTCTCTTACCAGTGGTCGATTTTACCGAAAGTCGCTTGTTCGTTTTTTAAAGCGTTGATAAATGCAGGATCCTTTCCGTTCCCTCCAACATTTAGGAAATGCTGCCAGACCCTAGCGAGAGCCGCAGCAGCAAACGCAAGATTGGTAACATTTATCCAACACCCGTCGGGAAGTGAAGCTGGGTGGAAAGAGAACCCTCGGTTAAAGTAGAAGTCGTCTTTTAGCAAGATTCTGTCGCCGTAAAGTTCAGCTTGGTCAAAAACTGCGGCATGTTCCAAACCCCTTGCAGCACGATACACACGAAGCCCTGCGAAACGACCAGAAGACGCTGAATTGATTCCATCTCCAGAGGATGTAACGCCGATGGCCGCAAACAACGAACCGGTGTTCTGGTCTTCCTCTGGTGGGGTGTCGTTGAAGTGCACAAACGCCGTGTGCGGTCCCTTACGTCGAACCAGCGCGTTGTCTTTATTGTGAAATTCAATCGTTGCATTGTCGTAAAAATGAATCTCAGATTGATTTAAGTCAACTCGCATTGACCCGTTAAGTCCTTCTATTTTGCCCCCTCGATAATTTAAACCAGTAAACGTGCCACTAGTAACACTTGAAGCGTTTAGGTTAACGACGTCAACCAGTGAAGCGTTTAAGCGTCCACTAGTGATTTTACTTGCTGACAGCTCTCCGATTTTGGCTGAGCTAATGACACCGTCTTCGATGTAGGTGGAACCAGTGATTTGAACCAGTTTACCGTCGATTTTAACTGAGCCGTCCTTATTGAGATTGATTTGGTTGAGCACGTCACCGGACCTTGTTAGGTTCTTGACTGCCCATGAACCAGCAATCTGCGACATTTCGGACTTGGTAGCTTCAAGCCCGGTGTCTAGCTTGTCTAGTTGCTTGTTAGTGACGCCGAGATTAAACGCCCACTTGTCCTCTAGGTTCTCTACTTTCCAAACTGTACCCTTGGCATCTTGGATAATCTGAGAAATGGACTGCCCATGTTCGCCAATAGTACGGCTGAAACCGTCAACAGTTGACTTGATTTCATTGAATTTAACCGTAACCTCTTGACTTGCATCTTTCGGAGACGGCTGCCAAGCACGGTCCATAGTTCCTTCGTAGAAATCTAGTTCTGTGAAGAATAAGTTTGACGGTTGTGCATCCGTGCGCCCTCTGTTATCAATCCGAATATATCCTTCATCGAATTCTCCGTTTTGGACAGTTAATCCAAACCGCTTGAGCGTGCTAATCTCTGGACCGTTGATGTGTTTCAAGTGATAGACGTTAGTGTAGTCTTTGGTCTCTCCCGCTTTTCTAACGAGCAAATAAATGTCAGCCCCGGCCAAGTTATCGCTGCCGATTAGCGAGATATTAACTCGGTAAGCAGTGTTTCTCTTAAGAGGAATCCTTCGAGTGGACGCTGGCGTTGTCGCAGTGAGTTGAACTTCTGCATTGTACAAACGGAACAGCTCTCTAGTGTTATTGTAGTAAGCACTGTGCTTATCTACGAATAAATTCTTATTCCCTTGTCCATAAATCCATGTACCCCAGCCGTCTATGTTTTGTGGGAATGCCGAGTTTTGGATTAAATTCTCGCCGCCGACTTGTCCGATTGATGGGATCTGTTTCTTAACCTCGCTAATAAGCTGGGTTGTCCCTCGCTCTGATTGTTGAATGAGATTAGTGACAGTAGCCGACGTCACAAACCCTCTGCTATCAATGGTTCTATCTAGGTCTACTCTAGATAGCTTAGTTTCAATCTTGCCAGCTAACGTGTTGATTTGCGTTTCAGCGTTAGTGACTTTATTCCCAAGGTTGTCAAAATCAACTCTTGAAACCTTTTGAGCGATAGAATCCGCTGTAACACGTAATTCTGCGTTAGTCTGGTTGATTTTACGCTCTAACTCTTGACCTTTAGACACTGCACTGTCAGCCGTAGCTTTGGCAGTTTGGACTTCTGTCCGGTCTGCTTTTAAACTGATTTTGCTATCAGTCTGAGTGATTGCGGTACTATTAGCCGCTACGCTCTCGGACAATTTGTCAAAATCTGTCTTCGATACCTTAGACGACACTTCACCGACCAATTGATTAACCTTGGTTTCAGCGTTAGTCATGCGGCTATCTGTTTCAGATTGTTTCTGTGATAGCTGACTGACACCCTGCTCGGTCTGTGTTATCGTCGTTTTAACCGTGCTGATTTCGGCTTCGGTGTCTTCTGGCGCTACTGTATGCTGCAAGGGGATGAGTGTCCCTCTAACCATCATAGGCGGTTTGATTTTCAGATACCCATTTCTGACCACTGATATGTAAAACGGCCACTCCCCGAGCTCAACGCTCTTGCTAGTAGTAAACGTCAATTTGGCATCAAACCATTCATCTTTAACGCCCGTCGGTATGTCATAGACGAATAAATGATCATTACTTTTATGATTTTTTATCATAATTTTAGCGCCGAAATCGATATCGATGCTGCTGTCGATGTAAATCGGGACTAGAAGTGAGAATGTCTCGCCGGATTCAATCTTCGTAACGGCCATATCCCATGAGATTCCAGCATAAACATCATTAGGATAGTTTTGGGAATCGATGATGTAGGTCTGACTGTCGGTAGTAGCATTACTTCCTGCCGGCTGTCTGTGTAAGTTATCGAAATCCGCAGATTTCAAAATCAAGTTACGACTGCCAAAATCTGTCGGAATCTTGCTGTCTACTCGACTAATCTCAGTAGTGATTTCATTTCCTAGCTGAGTGATTGAACTTTCAGCCGTCGCAAGTCTCTGAGTAGCATTGTTAAAATCACTTGTCTTCACTCGTTGACTAATCTCATTAGCTTGTTGAGTGATACGGCTTTCAGCGTTTAACACTCGATTATTGACATTGTCAAGCTCTTGTTTGTTAGCTTTAGACGCAATCATGTCCGCTTGCTGAGTGATTGATGTTTCAGCACGATCCACACGTCCTGTCAGCGTGTCTACGTCCTGCTTGTTGGCTTTCTGGCTGATTTGCCCAGCCTGAACTGTCAACGAGCTCTCAGCCTTGTTTAAACGTCCAGAAACAGTGTTGACATCCTCTTTGCTAGCCTTGGCAGAAATCTGCCCTGCTTGCTGTGTCAAAACCGTCTCAGCATTAGACACGCGCTGACTGACTTTGTCAACATCTTGCTTGCTAGCTACTGAAATCAAGGCGTTGTTGATTTTGGCAAACTGTACAGACGTGTCGTTTGACAATGTGCCAATAGAACCTTTTAGAGCTTCAACTTTCTTTTCAGTTTCTGATAAGTCCGTGTTTAGCGTACTTTTAGCATTATCGACCAGTTTGACAGCTTCTGAAAGTGCGTCTTTTTTAGATGCAGCAATCTTCTTCTCTGTCTCTGCACGCTCGACGGTGTCCAAATAACGAGCTTCTGCGATAGCTTCACTCTTAACGTCGTTTAAGCGGTTAAAAGCGTCCTCTGCGGTTGATTTAGCTGAACTAGCTAATGTTTCCGCATTAGTAGCCTTGGCTGTGATTTCAGCAACCACTCTATCGTGCTCTGATTGCTGTTTAGCCATGTCAGCTGCGACTTTCTCAAACTCTTTCTTGATTTTGTCTTGTAGCCCCGTACCGTCCCACGTTCTCAAAACCTCTTGCCACATTTCACCGGTCCAGCGATACATGATAGTGTGTCCCTCATGTTCTGGGTCCGGCTTGTACCAAGAATCATTGATTAAAACTTGTCCGGGGTGCGATTCTGTTGGATCAGTGCTTGTGTACCAGTTGTGGTTGAAACCATTAGCTGACGGGATAAACTCTGGCAACTTTTTGACAAACTCAGTGAACTCGCCAGCTTTAAACTCGTCAAGAGCTTTGTTGACGGTATTCTGTACCTTTGCGTCATTACTCTCGCTAACTCGGTCCCCTAGCTTGATGTCACTAGATTCATTATTTAAACGGTTGAATGTGATTTCAAAGATACGTGTATCATAATCAAGGTGTCTGTCGTGTCGAACTACTCGGATAGTGTCGCCAATTTGGACACCCTTGAGGTAAACCGTTGACGTTTTAAGTGTCAGTTTAGGTCTTGATGACTCAATCAAAGCCTCATAAGTCTGTTTAATAAGCTCGTTCTTATCTTCTTCCTCACTAAATTCGACAAAGCCAATCTTTGGGCGCATCGTGCCGTCTGGTTGCTTAATCCCATATTTAGCGGTCATTTCGGGGATTTCAAGATACTTCTGACCAAGTGGCTTGTCTAGTGGGTCCCCTTTGGCTTTCGACCAGACAATTTCCTCGAAGTTGATTTTACGACCATAACCATCGGCATCTTTGCCGGTGTCTTCTGCTGAGCTAACTTGTTCCCCCTTACCTCGACCAACTAAGGCGGTGTATAGGTTTGTTTTTTCAACCTCTTGCAGAATTTCAAGGGCGTTGTGACCATAAACCACACGCTTACCGACTGCTTCACCTATTTTTCGCTTGAAATCAATGTATCTAGCGCCAATCTGACTACCGTTCATTTCAACAAAGAACTGCATCTCTAGGCTCCACACCTTACACACTTTTTTAAGTGCGTCGAATGTGGAGATGTAATAAAAATTAGTGCTCTTTGGGTTTGTTTCAGCAACGAAGCGAGGGGCCCAGTTCGTGCCAGATAAAAGCCATTCAATGACTGGTCTGGCACGTTGGTCTGTTGGGCGCTTGTCGTAAACTACTGTCTTGCGTAATTCCTCAATACCAGACTGAACACCGACAAGTGTTGTGATATCACCTTTGGTGTTGCCTTGAGCGATATAGAAGTAATGGAATTTGTGGGTATCGTCGATTGACTGAATAGCCATGTATTCCAGTTTTGCCAGCTCGTCGTCTTTCAAGGCTTTCATTTCGACAGTCAAGCGGTCTGAAATGTAGTTTTCAGTGGTAAGACTGAATTTCTGCAAAGCCTTCTTAATTGCAGGTTTGCGAATAATCTTGATAAGTTTTTCGTCCTTGTCGAATAAATAGATCATAGACTTTCATCCCTCCACTGTACCTCACGGATAGTTACATTCTTGCCGGTCAATCTGTCGCCGTCCTTGACATAGAACTGCTCTAACGGGCTAAAACGCTGTAATTCGCTTAGGATATTACGCCCGTCATAAGTAGCTGTCACTTCTTCGGTACCGAATTTAATGACGATTTCCTTATTGGCTGCATAGCTACCCTTAAACGATAGCTTGGTTTGACCGTTGATGATTTCAAATTCTGTTGCCGCCGTCGATGTTACAGCTACAATCTTCTCAGGTATCACTTTCTTAGCATAAGTTAGATAAACAATGTCGTTAGAACGCTCTGGAACTCGTTTTTTATAGCCGTCTGGCACTAGCAGAACAAAACTGCTAATGACTGAAAGCCTGTCTTCCTCGATTTCGTCCGCTTCTTTAAAAATGGCGTAGTAAGTGAAATCCGGCTCATCATCAAAAGTTACTTCAAGGTACCCGCTAGGGCCTACCTCTCTCAAGATGCGATTAAGCTCTCGGAAAGACGTTCTCATGACTTGGCTAGTGACCGTAGTTAACTGATATTTAACTTCTATCTCACGCTCTGAGTCATTGACGCTGTCCACCCAGACACCACGGCGTCCCGGAACACGAGTAGTTGAAATTTCACGGTTAAGCAACGAACGCCCCTTAACTGTAAGCTGTCGATATCCTTGGATGATATCTTCAATTGGTGTTCCGTTGATACGCATGTTATCAACTGGCGCTCTTTGCAGCACCGTTGATTCCGTGCGCTTCAATGAAGCATAATCATACATTTGCTAAAACCTCTTTTCTCTCTTAATAGTTATCAAGCATTAATTCCATTGATTGAGCATTAGTGATATCCTCAGTAAATGCTCTGTAAGTTGTATCACCCATTTTAAGCACGATATCCGCCGCTTGTTGAGTGACTGACATCTTACCGACGTCGAATGAAACAGATGGATCATACCCTGCTAAACGGCCTAACTGGCCGTCCATGCTACCGAGTTCATCAGTGATGGCTCCGTTGATGTCTTGACCAGTGAATGCGTCGATAGCTCCTTGAGCCATATAACGCATTGAACGGGCTACTTGGTCCGCTTTGCTATCAATACCGATGATAAAACCTTTATCGGTGTAGATACCGAATTGACGGAACACACGGGATGGTGATTTGATACCAAGCAAGGCTTTAGCTCCATTAATCGCATTACTTACTGCGCCTTTAACCGCTGAAATCAGCTTGCCGGCTGCGGATGTAACCCCGCTAACGAAACCGCTAATAAGGTTAGCACCGACGCTTGCAGCTTGCCCGACGAATCCACGGGCTGCACTAAGAGCACCGCTGAACGCTGAGCGAACCGCTGAAATGATACGCTGACCGGCACTTGTTACCGCTGATACCACGGCACTAAATCCGCTAGTAATAGCTGACTGAATAGAGCTCATGGCACTGCTTACCGCTGATCTAACAGCGCTCCAAGCTGAGCTGATAATGCTCTGAACGGAACTCATAGCACTTGAAATCGCAGATTGAATCGCAGACCATGTACTTGATACAGTGCTAGCAATCGCACTCAATACGCTGCTGATAAGCGACAAGATGGCGTTCCAAATCGCACTGATAGTGGCTTGAATAGCTGACATAATTGACGAAATAGCCGCCTGAACCTGCGAGAAGTTACCAGTAACCAATCCGACAATAGCAGCTAATACACCAGCTAAAACAGCTTGGATCCCCGTCCAAATAGCGTTCCAAATCGCTTGAATAGCTGACAAGGTGCTTGAGATAATGCTTGAGATACCAGCCATGATAGGTGACAGAATGGACATGATTGTGTTCCAAACGGTTGAGAACACTGTCTGGATAACCGTCCATGCTGCTGACCAAATGGATTGAATCACGGCAATACCAGCACTAATCACACCGCTAATAGCAGTCATAGCCCCGCCAGCAATCTGTTGAAGCAACGCCCAAAGTGCTTGGAATGGAACGGCTAGCAATGCCCACGCCGCGTCCCAAATCGCACGGATGAAATCTATCCCTGCTTGGATAATCGGACCAATAGCGTTGATACCAATTGAAACAAGAGACTTGATGCCCTCCCAGACAGTAGACAAGATGGTTTTGAACGTTTCCCACGCTCCAGACCAGTCACCTTGCAAAATCTGCATCCCCATTTTAATGATATTGAGGATAACATCGATAACTGTTGAAATGACCGTTGTGATCATTTGCCAGCTCGTTGAGAACAGTGTAATCAACAAATTCAATCCAGTTTGAACGACTGGAAGGATGGCGTTCATGACATTCTCAATCATGCTCTTGAACATGTTCCAGTAAGTCGTCGCCGTTTGCATAATCAAGGCGTGGTTTTCGTTCCAAAACGAAGTTAACTGACCCCAAATTGACATAACAAACGACACAATGGCTTGAACAGCACTAGTGATCGCACTCTTGATAGTTTCCCAAATTGCAATAACTTGCGAACGGAAATTCTCGTTATTGTTCCACAAATCAACAAGCGCAGCTACTACCATCCCGACTGCTAACGCAATGCCAGCAAATGCAGCAAGTGAGGCAGCAGAGACACCCTCTACAGTAGAAGCGAATGAAACCATAACAGACTCACCGCCTTCGAAAGCCATTGAGAATCCTTCTACCGATTCCGTAGCTGTCGAAAAGATTCCTAAGAACTCTCCGATAGTGCTAATTGCAGAAACGACTTTCCCAACCCACGCTATCAGTGAACCGAGGGCAAATATTACCGGCCCTACAGTACCGATGATTAAGGCTGTCCATTTAACCCAGCCGTCAACTGGCAGATTGTCCCAGATAGTCCCTAGAACACGCACCACATTGTCCTTGAACGTGATGATAGTCTGCTTCATGTTTTCCATGAGCTGCTTGATATTAGCTTCATTATTACCAAGGCCGGCCACTAAGTTCTCAGCGGCTGCCTTCATGGAATTAAAAGAACCCGAAACGGTTGTACTTGCTTCTTTGGCAGTCGTTCCGGTTACTCCAAGCCTATCTTGAGTAATACCGATGGCATCAATCAAGGTATGAAATGGAATGTCACGGATATTGTCAGCCGTAGCTTCAAACTCGCCATTCAAGACACCAGACTCATTGACCAAACGAGCCATTTCGGACATGGTACCACCATACACGGTACATATTCGCTGTGATTCGCTAAATCACAACCGCCTTTTAAAGACTGCTCTATGTCGCCATAGAGTTTAGACTATCTCTTGTGTATTAAATACACCCTAGCGCTTCGGCTCGCTTGAGCCTACTCTACTCCATTAAAAAAACACCCTTTTTGGATGCTTTCTTTGTTTCGATAGTCGTTACACTTTCCTATTTCTAGGCTTAGCACGGTATTGTCTACGCCGTGTAGCGTAGAGTTTCACCGTTTTCACTAG